GGTCGAATTTTGCTACGACACCGCGAATTTTCTTGCTCATTTCTGCTCTCCGAACATGGCGTAAACGTAAAGGTCGCTACCGTCTGGTGCGCCACGCTTCATGGTTGATTCGTAGCGGTAGCCGATTGCCCGCAAGAATACCTGACTTGCCCGGTCTGTGACTTCGCTGGTTGCTTGTACGCGGTGCAGGCTGTCGCTTTGCATCAGGTCAAGGATTCTGTGTCGCATGACCCGTGCCAGCTCTTTTCCGTGGCCGTGCGCAATCTCTCGATTCACCAGTGCGCAGGCGTCTGCAACGCCTTGCCATGCTGGAGTGTAGAAGGTGACGGCGATCAGCAAGCCGTCCAGGTAGTAGCTAGTCATGCCGCGGCCGATGGCCTCGATCTCGCGCAGCCAGAATCCGAACGGATCAACCTCGCCTACCGGGACCATGGCTGCGTCACCAAGGCGATAAGTCCTCACCTCAATTTCAGCTTGCATATGGATCGAACTCCGTTTGTACGCCGTCGCTGTTGGTTCCTGGCTTGTGCTCGCGGCGCATGATCGGCATGGCAAACGATAAGCATAGGGCGTCTGCATCGTCTGGGCTCACGCCGATGCGCTTTTTGATCTCTGCCTTCTTTTCCAGCATTACGACTTCTTGCGCGTCTGTGTTGTAGTTCGGTGCCGTCAACTCGCGCTCCAGCTCCGGGTCATCCTCGATCGCCAGGCCGGCGCGCAGCGCTTCGCGCATCTGCCACCACATGTAGGTGCGCATGTTTTTGAATTTTCGATCCGGTGCCGATGAGCCAAAATTGATGTCGATCACGGCGGCATTCGGGCGCAGCTTGCGGATCTGGTCGGCGACCGGGCCACCAACGCCGGTGCTGTCGACAAAAACTGCGTCCGGGTTGTGCTCATCGATCAACGTGCAGACCTTCATGGCGAACTTGGTCGTGTCCCGCGTCTCGCTGCCGGGTATCTTCAGTTTTTTGATTGACCGCGCATCCATGCCACGACGAAACCTGATCACGTTGTTGTCGGCGCCACCGCGGGCTATGTCGATCGACATGACCAGCCCGTCGTGCATGGTGCTGTAGACCGGTCGCTTACGCGCTGCGGCTACCCAGTCCTGCGGGATTAGTTGCAATTCGGAAGCCCTCGGGAATTCGCCGCGAACGCGGATACGGAAAAAGTCGGAGTCTTCGCCAAAGTCTTCTGCCCACTTGGCGATCTCGGCCTTATTGGTGCCCTCAACTGTGCGGCTGTCGATCTGGCGGCAGATCCACCGGTGCCGGTACCGGGTAAAGCATTCGGCGAATCGACCGGTGTTCAGCGTAGGGTTACCGAATGCGATCCAGATAATTTCGGTGTTTTCGTCCGTCAACGCGCCTTCGGCAACCTCCCACACCTTGTCCGCGATACCAGAAGCCTCGTCGAAAATCAGCAGGATTCGCTTGCCCTTGTTGTGCAGGCCGGCGAATGCCTCGGTGTTGTGTTCGCTCCACGGAATCGCATCGGCGCGCCAGCTGCGGACGTGCTCGCTGTCATTGCTGGCCACCGCCGTCGCCGTCGTGTTGAACCAATCGGCAGTGATGGAAAGCCGACGCCACTTGCCAACCTCTGGCCAGGTCTTCGTGCGCAGCTGGTTTTCCGTGGTGGCCGTGACGACAATCTTGCAGTCCTCGCAGGTCGACATGGCCCAGTCGATGATCATGCTGATGTCGGCTGACTTGCCAATACCGTGCCCGGACGCGACCGCGATGCGTAGCGGCTGGAATCTGGTTTCAGGGTTCTGCAGGTGCTTGCCGATGATCTGCAGGTTTTCCCGCTGCCAATCACGTGGGCCATGCACCTCGGCGAGTTCGGTTCCCTCGACGCCCCACGGGTAGGCGTAATAAGCGAACCCTTCTGGGTCGTGGGTAAAGGCCGCCATATCCTCGATCAGCTCAAGCTCCAGGTCGTGGCGGCTCATTTCCACAAGCGCGGTCATTGCTTCTCGTCTCGCCGCTTTCGTGCGGCAGCAAGGCGTTTGGCCAGGCTGGCCGCATCCTCTTCAACCACGCGATCAGCAAATGCCCCGACATCAATGTGCTTGCCGAGCAGTTCCAGGTTCTTCAGGCGGTCTATCCATTTGATTTTCTTCAGCACGCCCATCAGCTTCCGGGTGTCGCCTTCGCTTTCAAACAGGTCGGCGATCTCCACGCCGTTCAGTGACTGGCGCCAGATCTTTGGCCATTCGCTCAGCGTTTTCAGAGACATGTCGTCGTTCAGGATGTCGATGATGTCCATCTGATCCATGTCGTACAGCCGCTGAAGAACATAGTCGGCATCGACCTGTACGCGTTGTGCGCGCTCCTTGGACAGCTTGGCGATGTAGGACTGGCACAGCGGATCATTGATCAGCCGATACGCAGTTTGCCCAGCGCTGGCTGCGACGTACCCAGCCCGGCGTGCAGCCAGCGCGCCATTCAGGCCGGTGTCGGCGACGTAATACTCACAGAAAAGCCGGGGCTTGCCGACTGGCTCCCCGGCTGCGTTCTTCGTTTTCTTCTTCGGTAATTCGGTAGCCATTCCCCATTTCCTTGATTAAGCGCTGGCCAGCTGGCCGTCCCACCCGCCCTTCAGCGCTTTGCGGAAGTCGAACGCGTTAGAAATTGTTGCGGCGTTGGTGCCGGTGTTTGTGTAGCGCACGACGTAGCTGGTTGACGGCTTCAGATAAAGGCGGCTGTCGTCGCCGGAAACGCTGACTGATGCTTGGCCAGTGCCGGTGCTTGCCCGGTAAATCGCACCAGTTAGAGGAGAGCCGAGAGTGCCAGGCGTCACGCCCTGCTTGATGGTTGCCGGCGAAACCTGAGAACCAGCGAAGCGCCGATTGAATACGCGCGGATCGGTGCCGGACGAGAAAGATGCTTCGAACAGTTCAACCTGCACGGATGCTTCGCTGCTGCTGTAGCTGCGCTGAAGAATAACCAGCTCGTCGGGACCGGTCGTGATGCCGCTGTAAGCCACTCCGGCTGCAGCGATGCCGGTGTAACTGATCTCCGCTTTGAAGATCAGACCGCTCGCGATCAGGAATTCGTCATGGGTCATTGCTGGGGTTGGCATTAGTGTTTCTCCTTGTGGGGGCATGTAGCGCAGCGGATTCTGTTGACAGTGTAAGCCTTGATGTGGGGCCAGATGGTTTTCATCCACCAGTGCCGGACGCCGATTGCAGCGAATGAGCAGAACAGCACGGCGTCGGCTACCTGAGAGTTCGGCCGGCTCAACTCGCCGAGCGCCGCCAGCACCAAGAAGAGGTAGAGGAATTTTCCGACAATCCCATCACTGACGCGGCGGGATATCAGGCACCAGATGGCATGAAGGGTGATGATGACGACGGCGTAAACGCCAATGCTGACCATTAGTTACCACCTCCAAATCGGGACTTGATGAGGGCAACCAGATCGATCGACTTGACAGCCCGTATTCCGGCGGACAGCAGAGAGCCGCCGAACGCACCCAATAGGAACCCGACACTGCCGGCCAGTTCCGGGATGATGCTCCACTTGTAGACCGCAAGCGGAGTCGCGAAGTATGAGCAGGCCACGCCGCAGAACAGGAAGAACAGCTTTCCCTGCCAGGTCGTCAGCTCCTTTTCGATGGGAAGTACAACGATCGCCCCCACAAGCCCGGCCAATGCCAGCTTCGTATCGTCCCACATGCTCATAGGGTGCATACCCCGCGCGGCGTCTTGTTGCCTTGGTGTTCAGCCATTGCCGGCCTCCTGATGATTTGGGTAATGCCCAGACGCACAAAAGCCAGGGCAAGCCTGGCTTCTGTACATCCTGTGGCGCAATGGGGGAACGCCCGGCTGGGATGGGCGAACTATAGTGGCGAGCAAGTGGCGCGGTCAAATTTTGCGCAAAAAATCCCGCCGGTGTGAGTGGCGGGTAAGTCCCGGATTGCCCTGATGAGGTTCCGCGTGATGCGGGCTGGTGGCAGCTGTTCGCCACGTCGCTTGGCGCTGGTTGATGCGGTGAATCTATCAGCTGCTGCCGGCCTTCGCCAGCGGGGTAAGGATAACTTCTACGCGAGGCGTCGAAGAGAACCGCTTTTTCATGTGAATGTCTGTTGCCTGCGTGTCGTCGCGCCATGCGATCCCATTGAGCGCATCACACACGGCCTTCAGGCAGTTGTCGGCATCCGGCTTGCTGGTTGGGTATATTTCACCCGCCAAGGCCTGGGCCTGTTTCTTTTTGCTCCAGCTCGGCCTGATTGGGCAGTGCATTACTACCTCAACCATGACCGGTCCCTGGAATGGATCGGCGCCATCCATGGCTTCCTGCGCCACTACCGCGATCAGCCCCTCATACGCGACCGTCTTGGCCGGGGTGTACATCCGTGCTTTGCCGGCGATGGTGCCAACCCGTGCGCGCCCCTTCCCTTGCGGCTCGCCCGGCACGGTGAAGCGAACTTCATCCGGCGACGATTTGGTCATTGGCGGCCTCTTGCTTTTCCAGCTCGGCATTAGTCGCCGAGAATTCGCACGCCACCAGTGTCAGAGCGAGGAACGCATCGCCTTGGCCTTCCTTGAGTATGTCGCGGAAGTCCTCGACGTAGACCAGCACCTGATGACGTCGGTCTTCGTCCATGCCGCCTATTAGGTTCTGGATCGATTCCAACGCCTCAAGTTCTTTCGTCTTCTGCTCGGTCATGCTGTGGTTCCTTGTTCGGCGCGATGAACGCCGGTTGAATTTTGATTTCCGCGCCCGGCCATATGGCGGCGGCATCTGCCAAGGCTTCAGCCTCTGTGCAGGCATCGCCACCCATGGTGAAAGGGCGTCGTCCTGGCAGAGTTATCAGCCAGGACTTGTGCTTGTCAGGCCGGGCTGTCATCGGACAATTCGACGATCTTGCGCAGGTCGTCGGCCAGATCTACGTTTTCGGCGGTGTCGATCGTTGCAAGTGTTTCCGTGGCCAACATCGAAATTTCCTTCAGCTTGCCGCGCACGATTTCCAGATTCTCGGCGCCGATCCGCGCACTGGTTTGCAGGCTGGCCAGCTCTTGTTGAAGAGTGATGTTGTCCTGGCGCAGCGCTTCGGCAATGGACTTGTCGTCCTCAGTTTCTGGAAGAAGGCTGCAGATCAGCTCGTTGATCTTGCTGCTGGCATTGGTGCTGCCGATCTTGCCGGCGGCGTTGGCCAGGGTATCGATCAGGTTTGCAGTTTCTTGGGTGATGCTCATTCTGGTATTCCCCATCGTTGTGGTGCGTTATTGAATATTCAGTTCTTTACGAGCTGCCGCGTAGTTGCGCAGGAACTTCTGCTCCAGTGCTTGCTGCTGCGCGTCAGTGCCATTTGTGAAAGCCCCCGGACGCCATGTGCGTAGGTAGAGGTCGAACGCGCCTTCTGCATCGCCAATGACTGGCAGCGGCTTGGGGTCGGACCACAGCAACAGCCGCGCAAAGCACGCCGCCAGCACGTCGTTTTCTTCGATGGCGCGCCAGCAGTGTGCAGCATCCGGGATTACGTCGAAGTGATCGCAGACGCCGCGGATGTATTCGGCTGTCGATTTGTGGGCCAAGACGCCTTTGACGCCGCCACCTTCTTCAAATTGCCAGAGACTGCGCGCCGGGCCCTTTGCCGTCCGCTCTCCGACGATGTTTTCCGGCAGCGTGCCGGCGG